TGTTGCTGATGCTGCCGTGATCAATGCCGTGGTCTGTAAAGCCGGTCATTTTTCCCCGCCTTCTATTTCTTTTCTATATGCTTTCAATGCGGCACCTCTCAAAAATTGAGATTTTTTTTCCGTTTTATTTTTTCTCCAAAGAGACGAATCTTTTTGTTTTATGCTTGGCTTAACTGGTATCACAAACAACTGTTGAGCTATGTCATAACGCCAGCAGTTTATGTCCCGCATACGACGTGCCCCGCCCTTCATTACGCCCTCACATACAAAACCCATTGTAGACCAGAAACCGTTCGCTAGGATATCCGAACCGCATCGAAGAGTGATCGACATACAATTTGCGGCTTCTGCCAATATTCTAAGCTGTCTAAAAAGCTCGGCCCCATATAGTTGCCCTCGCAAATCGTATTGAATACAGGCTTGATGTATTTTGACTCTTATTCCAAGTGCGCCGTGATAGATATACCCCGCTGGCTCGGCGTTAAGTCTCGCTAATAAAATTCGTTTATTTTCTATTTCCCGCTCAAATACAATTTTTGGATAAAACGATAATTGCTCTGCGTTTTTTTTCTGTAGGCTGTCAATATAGATTAAATCGCTTAATACGGCTGGAGAAACAGATATGGTCATGTTGTCCTCCCGTAAAACAAAGCATGATCTGTAACTTTTGGACGCCAATCGTTTTTTTGTTCGAAAAAATGCCAAGCGCAATTATCTTTGCCGGTCATTTTGCTATCAGGAATCCATTTGACCCGCCCGACTGAAACGATCTTGCGGCAGTTGTGCATAAACGGCTCAGATTGCCGCGTGTGAACCCAGTCCGCATCAAAAAGAAGCCAGGTCGGCGCAAGTTGAGGCAGCGAGTCAATCAGTGAGTGGAGGATTTTGCGGTCCCAGGGTGGGTTAGTAATGATGACTTCCCCCTGCGTGTCATGGATGTGCAGCGCATCCTGCCCAGTCGAAATATCGCCCGATTGGGAGCATACATGACCGTTGCGCTCAAGGTGCCTCACAAGGTCGCCGTCGCCCGCGCATGGTTCGTGAAAAAATGTGCCGGGCGCAAGATGCGGCAGCAGTGGCAAAACCGCCGCATATGGTGTCGGGTAGAAGTCCTGCTCGCGCCGCTCAAAATCAGATCGCTTTCCCATATCTAAGCAATCTCGCCCAGCAGGGCCGCATACCCGGCCAGATCAATCGCAGAATCTTTGTGTTCAGGCGTCTCAATAAGACGCGCCAGTTTAATGCTGACCATCATCATAGCAACATCTGCGGCACTGATTTTATGCTCCTTGCCTAGTTTCTCAGATAAAATCACGTTCCAAAGTGCCGCGATGCGGTCAAAGTTTTGTTGTGGAGTGCCGTAGCTTGTCTCTTTAATTTTCACAGAAAGCTCTGCGGCGGCCAAGATTTGATAGCGGTTAGTTTTGTTCAGCGTCAATTGTGCGGTCATTGGTTTGCTCCCCATTTTGCGATTAAAATTGCTTCTGCTCTGCCGTCGTCTTTTTTCCTCGCAAACTCGAATGCGAGGGTCGGAAACAGCCGAGTTGCAGCGGCTCGGCTTTCGTTTTTGTCTTTGCCTAAATTAAAATGTTTTTTCCATTTGCTAGGGCTAACGGGTGTAAATGGAATTTCTAGCGTTGCCAAAACTCCCTTTATTGCGCCTACGCCTTGGCCGAAATTAAATGCCGATTGGCGACCCATACCGAAAGAGTTTACAGCCTCTATATAAACATGATCCGGCGTAAACTCTCGGAATATGTCAGCCAACGCGGCTGCATTTACTTCTTTTGAAAACACAGGCATGTCGTAAACATAGGCTGCGCCGTTCTCGTGCAGCAGTCCAATTGCCCCCTTCATCCCGACGTCAATACCGGCGATCATTCCATTAAATCCTGATAACTGATATCGGCTTGGTTATCCCTTGCAACCGACACGATCCGATGTGCGTGGACTAAAGGTATTGTTCCGCGTCGAAGCCAATTCGACACGGCCTGGGGAGATACCCCCAGGGCGGCAGCGGTTTGAACCGTCCCGCCTAATTTAGTGACTACTTCTTTCGGGGTCTTCATTTCACATATCCTTGTTGCGATTAATATATGTAACATATCGTTTATTTTGTCGCAACATTTAATATGTACATTTTATTGTTGCTATATGTAACCAACCGTGTAATATAGTCCTAGTTAATTTAAAAAAGGAACGGAAAAATGTACATCGGATCAGAATATATACTGCGCGACCAAGAAAACCGTACGACGCTGGGATACAAGACAATCGTAATCAAGGAGCGTGTGTTGTCGCGGACAGAAACACGCGTAAAAAGCACTGCTGTCGAGGTCACGTCGTATCACTACACGCTACTGTGCTTGGTCGACGGCAACGACTCTGCGGAGTTGGATGAAGGGCAGTTGCAGGACGAGATAATTTGCGGCTACTACGAATTATTGCGTGTGAATTAAGTTTTTATTGGGAGCAAATGATATGAATTATTACAGCGACTACAACAACCCAGCAGCCACGCAGAACGATGACCTTGACATCGTTGCTGGCGCGTTAGCGTTAGCCCGCACACTGAGGGACGACGTGTCTATGTCAACGGCCAACCTGGCTCTTGTTGCTGGGATAGCCCGGACAATCCGGGACACATCTCACAGCCTTAACCACACCATCGCCAGCAAAGAGGTGTGGAGATTTGGCGCGTATCTGCCAACGGCAGCAGTAGAAGACGTAGACGCCTTGATTGCGGATCACCTCGAAACAGCGCAAAGTCTTATTGAGGATGCTGAATTATGATTATGAAAATATCTCTTATCATCGCCGCCGGGATTCTGTTGTCTTTTATACTGGTAGAAACAGCAGTCGGTTGCGGCGAGGTAACGTACCGGGCAGACCGGACGTGGCAGTCAAACCAATGTGTGTTCTTGACCACTAAAATGGATCGTGGTAAGTGGTAGTGGCTCCTCTCGCTAAAACCTGACCTCCTTTTTTGGAGGTCTTTTTTTGCCTTGTGAGAATTTTACGTTAGCGCACCCCAGTGACGGCCATCAAAGACCCGTGCTGACTTTCGATTATCGCTTTCGATTGTGTAGCTGCAATGCACCCAACCGGAATCTGGAATGTCTTCTTTGTAAAACTCCAAGATTAACTGGTCGAACTCGCAGTTGTCCTTAACCCATAGTGCGACTTCCTTATTCGCTACACCTGGCACCTCAAAATCTACAGCCTCGCCCTTAACGTGCTGCGAGTTACCTGACGAACCAATTGCTCGATTCAGCTGAAGACAACGAAAACCACTGTTCGGCGCGAACGGTATGCCGTAGTGGTTGCGGACAGGCTCCAAAATGTTTTCACAAACCATAATCAGGTTTTCAATTTCAGTGCCGCTAGGCGTGTTGCTAATACTTTTCCGAGCAGCCGTCTCGGATTTTGTAAGCTCGTTGAGTGAAAAATGTTCCGATAGCATCATTTTTTCTTCTCCACTGGAGCAACAGCCTTTTCATAATAGATGATGATCTGCTGCTGCTGTTGCATATATTTTTTTAAAGCTGCCATATTTAACGCCAGGGTCTCGTATCCTCTAACCGAAATTGCGTAGAATAATAAGTCGCCGTTCTCTTTTTTAAAGCGAGCCTTGAACGCTTCGTAGGTGTCTGGGGTTACCACATAGAAATGCATATCCGACAGCTTCACAGGCTGTGGTCGGTTGGGCGTCGGTATCTTGCGCTCGACCTCGACCGTCTTGATCTCAACCGGCAGTACGTCTTTGAAGGTGCTGCAACCGCTACTTAGCAGCAGGAGCGGCACCAGACAAAACCTCAAGAGACCTAAATAATTTAGTTGTCCCGGCATTAATCTTCCTCTCAACAAGCCCCGGCTTCTTGAGACTTAATTTCGTCAGGTCGTGCTTGCGTAATTTATCGATCAGCACGTCGCGATATTTATTAGCTGCCGCCATATTTGATTGCAGCTCTTTGTTCAGCTCCGCAAACTTTTCGCGATCTTCAATCATAGCGTTGATTGTATCATCCTGCATCTGCTTAGCCGTCTCCAGCTTGGCCGTGTTTTCGGTCAGGATTTGGATGCGCCGCTGGCTGTCTTTATAGTAGTAGTAGGCTCCCCAAACAGACCCGCCTACGAGACCCACTACTACTATTAAGACATATATTTTGAGCATTAGAGGATGCCCTTCTCCCGCAATACGAACGCAACTGCGGCAGCGCCAACAGAAACCATAATTACAACGGGTTGGGCAATCAAGACGCCAATACCTACGCCACCAACTGCGGCTGCCGCGTAGCTTGACGGTTCTTTCATACGATCTTCAATCCACTTTAACATTCTTATTCTCCTATTTACCTTTAGCCATGTAGGCAGTCATGCCCATGTAAGAGCCTATCACTCCCGCTTGCCCGATGTAGAACAATCCGAACAAGTCAGATAATGCCTTGATTCGACCATCTGGAAATATAGGCAAAAATACTGCGAAAGTAAAAACAATCATAGACCCCATTGCGACCCAAGCCATACGTCTTTGCGCGTCGGCCTTTTCGTGTTGGGTTAGAACTGCGGACGCTGCAAGTTCTGAATCACTGACGATGCCATCGCCATCAAGGTCCATTTCGTTGTGCTTGCTATCTTTTTGTAACTGCTTTTGCTTTGCCATTTCATTTTCCTTTCAGCAAGGGGTTATCGAGTGCGCGTTGAAGCCGTTTATTTAAAGTTGCTTCGAGCGCATCGAGCTTCGTGTCTACGCTGGAAATTTTTGCATCAAACCGCTCGCTAGCACTCGAAATAATGGAGCGTAATGTTCTTTCAGCTTGCCGCATTGCAGCGCGGGTATCGGCATCCGCTTGGCGAGAGCGGCGATCTACGCCGCCGATTGATTTGTAAACCTTTGCAGAATCGCCGCGCTGGTCATCTCGGAGGTCGCGAGCAAGCTGCTGTATCTCGCCGACACGTAAACGAACAGACGCCATCTCTTTCCTGACAGCATCAACGGTCTCGTTCTGCACTGCCAATTCCTGCCGGATGCCCGATAGATCAGGGGCAGAATAACTAGCGATCTTAGACCGCATATCCATATAGTCTTTGTAAAATTCGAACGCGCCGTACATGCCTCCGACGAGCGTCGACAATGCCATGACGACGGCAATCATTTTGCCGCCTTTAAACTTAACACCCGCAAATTCAACTTCAGCCATCAGCGTTTCCAGTCGAGTTGAACGAGGGCTTCGTGCGCCCCGTTGCTGCTGCCAAACAATGTATAATTTTGCATTGGGTTAGCCAGACTGCGGTCATCTCGCATTGATGTAGTCGGCATGG